ACTCGGCCGCCTCACCGGACGCTAACACGGCAGCATATAACGGCATATTGTAAGGGGGCGCGCTATGGGGGGAATACAAGACTATATCGCGCAATTCGAGAAAATGACGCCGGAGCAGGCAGCAGCACACGACGCCGAAATCGAGCGCATGGAACGCGAGCAGGCAGCAGCAGACCGCCTCGAGAGTTACAAGCGCACCGCGCCGGAACGCTACCACGCCGAAAGCCTCGACACTTACAAGGCTACAAACGAAATGCAGAAACACGCGCTAAACGCTGCGCGGGGATTTGTACACGCTGCCAAGTGTCGCGAGTTTAAGACGCTTTGTTTAATCGGCAGCGCGGGAACGGGAAAAACGCACCTCGCTTGCGGAATTATCCGCGAGGCTGGCGGGATCTACCGCACCGCGCCGGAAATCGTCGAGGAGCTGCGCCGGGCTAAGTCATTCAGCGCGGCAGAAACCGAGGGGCGAATTGTGAACTACTACGGCGGCGTTTCGTTGCTCGTTATAGACGAAATCGGGCGCGGGATAAACGCGGCGGACGAAAAATACATGATTTATCAGTTATTAAACGCCCGCTACAACACACGACGCCCGACCGTGTTAATAAGCAACTTTAACAAAGCGGACTTCCTCGCGTATATCGGGGTAGCCGCAGCCGACCGGCTCGTAGAGAGCGCCGAGGTTGTGGAAATGAACGGCACCAGCTACCGGCAGACGTTGAGGGGGCAGAAATGACGCTCCCGCACTTCGACGAGCCGAAAAGCGAAAACGAGCGTTTGCTTAACTTGCAATATGAGTACAAGCACGGCAGAGCCGAGGCGCTGGGCGAAATGTACGAGGCGCTATTTTTAATCGCGAAAAAGACGATTAACAAGCGGCCACGCGGGCGCGACTTCTGCGCGGCAATCCGAGAGCAGAAAGCGCAGGACGCGGCAACGTACATCATAGAGCAATACTTAAAGCGGCCGGCGTTTGTTATCGAGTCGAGTGTTACCGGGTATTTATACACCCGCGTAAACAAGGAATTAAACTACGCCCGGAATTGCGACAAAATGCTCGCATTTACGGACACGCTGCCGGAGCGGCCAAACGTCCGCGAAAGTTACGAATACGTCGTAACGGACAATTTGAGCGACCGGCGGGAAATCTACGCGACGAGCTGGGAACTACTTCACGCGGCAAAGTTTGCGGGGCTTACGGAGCAGCGGCTAGCCGAGTGTATCAAGTACGGCCAAGCGTGGAAAAATTACAGATTTGAACTTTTAGAAAAGTTAGGGGGATAAAATGAACTTAAACGAAATAGCAGAAAATGCACATAGAACGGCCATAACACGCGAGCGCAACGGCGGCGCGGTAAAAATCCGCGACATCTTAAAACACACCGCGGGCGAAGTTGTAGAGGCTGCGCAGGCTCGCGAGTCGTGGATTATGGACGGCGGCGACAGTTTTAGCGTAGAGCACGACAACTACGCCGAGGAACTCGCGGACGTAGTTATTTGTGTATTGATTGCGGCATACGACGACAATATCGACATAGAGCAGGCTATCAACTCCAAAATGCAGAAAAACGCGCAGCGCGCAGCACTCGAGGGGGATAAAAAATGAGCGAGTTAAATATCCGCGAAAAATGGGTATATACACAACGCCCGGAAAATGAGCGCTTGTTTTTAGCGTCGGACATGGCAGCAGCGCTCGGGATAACGGCACCGTGTTTTTACTCGCTTATGAAGTCGTTAGACCTCGAGCGCAGAATACAACGCGACAAGCGCGGGCGTAATGTTTCATACTTCACGCATGACGCGCTCAAGCGCTGCGAGGAAGAACTCAAGCGGCGGGAAACCGAGAAAACCATAACGCCAAAAAAGGCGGAAACAACCGCGGACGCTGCCGAGCACCCGCTCGTTACCGACCCGCGTTTTCTTAAATTGTCATACTTCCCGGACGTTGTACCGGCTTGCTTTGAGGAGTGCGAAGAATGAAAGAAAATAACCGCTTGTCTATTTGGCGACATAAGAAAACCGGCAATATTTACGTAGTGATATATGACGAGGCGATAGAGTGTACAAACGGCCGTGAAAATATCGACTACACAGTCTATACAAGTATAAACGACATAAAGGACATGAACGGAAAAATATTTGTAAGACAAACAAACGAGTTTTACAAAAAGTTTGAAAAAATCGAGGGGATAAAATGAGCGACGCAATAGACAGAAAATATAAAAAGCCATACGACGCAGCGTACCGGCGGGCACGCTACGAAAAAGACCGCGAAAAAATCCTCGCATGGCAGAGGGAATACGACGCGGCACACAAGGAGCACCGGGCGGCGCTTGCCCGGGCGCGATACGTGAGGAAATGCGACAGAAAGCGTGAGGGGGCGGAATGACCGAGGCGCGGGCGTGTATCGTCGCTATGTTTGCGGCGCTGGCGTTATTCGTTTCGTTAATCGTCGGCTCGTGTTGTATACACGACCTCGGCGTAATGAGGCGGAAACTTGAAAGCATGGGCGCGAGCCTTGCAGAAATGCAGCGCGCGCAGGAACAACAAGCCGCGGAAAATCGGCAAGTAAAGACCGACGCGGAAATCATACTCCGGCTTGCTGCCGGGGGCGAGTTTGTCGAGGGGGAAAAATGATTGTAAAGATACCGCTAGTACCATACAAGGACTCGAAAAAAGAAATACAAGAAAAATACAAATATTCAGTACAGACCGCGGACGGCACGCTAACATTTGCATACGTAAATACGGGTTGTCGCTGGGGGATTTATGAATATACAACCGGCCTTAGCGTTTTAGGTGATATAGGCAAATTGACTAAAAAACAATTTATAGCGTTTACCGACCTATTCGCTAAATTAGGCTCGCGAAAAATAAAAGAGAATATAAACAAAAATGTAAAAGTAAACGGGGGCGAAAAATGACACCCGAGGAAAGCGCCCGCTATTGGGCGGCAAAGAAAGCGCAGCACCAGCGCGCGCTCGACTTCCTTGCAGAGGCAAGACCGGGCGACACGTACCGCATAGAGCGCTACGCACTACCGCAGACCGGCATACCGCACGAGTTGAGCGAGGACGCGGACGTACACGAAAAGCGCGTAATTACGCTTTACGCGGTACACAACGGCAACGGCGCGTATTGGTTTACGACGACGACCGGCGAGGCAATCGAGGCAGACACGCTCATAAAGTGGGAGCGGCTGCCGAAACAAGGCGAACTATTCGCGTGAGGAGTAAACGCGAGTATATAAGCCCACGCCGTGAGGGGGTTACTCGCTCCGAGGCATTACCGGCGCCGACGAGCTGCGAGAAACAGAGAACGGCAAACTTTTATTAAACGAGGGGATAAAAAACTATGTTTAAAATTATTGAAATGGCAAAAATCAAAAGCGGCAAAAACATACGCAACGAGCGCGACACCGATATACAAGAACTTGCCGACAGTATCGAGGCTAACGGACTTATAAATCCGATTATGGTAAAAGCAATCGGCGGCGGCTTGTACGAGGTAGTCGCAGGACACCGACGCTACGAGGCGGTAAAGCGGCTCGGACTTCCTCACATTGAATGTAACATCACAGACGAAACAAGCGAACGCGACCTCATGCTCGCGCAGATTGCCGAAAACGTGCAGCGTAAAGACATGAGCGCACTTGAACTCGTGGAGTGTTTCGACGAAATGAAAAAGCGCTACGGCATAACGCAACACCAGCTCGCGCGCTACTTCCACAAATCCGACGTGTGGGTAACAAATCAGTATCAAGCGGCGCGACTTTTAGAGCAGCAGTTCGGCGAGGATATACCCGCAGAGGCTCGCAAAATGGGCGCGGGGCAGATTAAATACGCCGCAAAGAAAACAATGGGCGCAGACGTTGAGCGCGTGCTTTGCAACGGAATGAGCGTAAAGGTAAAGGGACACGTTTATACGATAACTTGCGTAAACAATGCGACAGAAAACGCGCTGCGGGATTTTATAAACGAGCGTAAACTGTAAGCATAGCGGCGGGATTGGTACACTTTCCCGCCGTTTTTATTAAAAAAATGACTATATAGGCATGAAAGCGGACGAAAAACGCACAATAAACGCAGACGCACTACTCGCCGACGCTATCGCACTTCGCGAAAAAAGCGAACGCCAGCGCGAGGAAGTGCGCAGGCTTAGAGAGGACGCCCGCAGAAAAGCAGAGGGGAAGAAATGAAACTCTATAACGGCGATTGCCTCGAGATAATGCAGGAACTACCCGACGGCTCAATAGATATGGTACTCTGCGACCCGCCCTACGGTACGACCGCGTGCGCGTGGGATAGTGTTATAGACTTCCCGAAACTATGGGCGCAGCTCGAGCGCGTAATAAAGCCGACCGGCGCAATAGTGCTATTCGGCTCGGAGCCGTTTAGTAGCGTGTGTCGTATGAGCAATATTAAACGCTATAAATACGATTGGTTATGGGACAAAAAGAGCGCCGGTAATTTCATGGTGGCGAAATATCAGCCATTAAAGACATTCGAGAATATTATGGTATTCGGGGAAAACATAAACTACTACCCGCAATTACAGAGCGGATTTGAAAACCGCGTAAACGAGGCAGCCCGCCCGAAAAAATCGGACTTCCTAAGCGGCATTAAAAGCGGAATGTTTTTTCAAACCGAGAAAAACAAAAAGGGCGACGAGCGCTACCCGAAAGCCATAATCGAGTTATCAAAGCAGGCAACCGAGTGCAGAAACGCCGAGAGTTACCACCCGACGCAAAAGCCCGTAGAGCTGCTGGAATACCTCATAAAGACATACACGCGGCGCGGGGAAACTGTACTCGATTTTACAATGGGGAGCGGCTCGACCGGCGTTGCGTGCGTAAACATAGAGCGCGAATTCGTCGGCATTGAACTAGACAAGCGCTTTTATGACATAGCGAAAAAACGCATAGAGGCAGCGCAGGACAACTTCGAGCCGGCGCTATTCGACATAGAGCAGACGGAGCGCGAGAACTACGACGCCGTTTTATGCGGGTAGTGTTTCCAAATTTCCGAAATAGTACGGGGTAAACATGGGACGTAAAAAGACATACAAAAAGAGCGACGTACTCGAGGCTATAAAGGGCTCAAACGGCATAGTGTCTAACGTGTGCAAGCGCTTAAAATGCGATTGGCACACCGCCGACACCTTTATTAAAAAATGGCCGGAAACCTTGCAGGCACTCGACGACGAGCGCGAGAGTTATTTAGACTTGACCGAGAGCGCGTGTATTGACCGCATAAACGCGGGCGACGGCCAAATGATACGCTTTGTATTAGCCACACTCGGCAAAAAGCGAGGCTACGGCACCGAGGACGCAGCGACCGACAACGGCGGCGCAACCGATACCGTAGTAAATATCGACGTAAACGGCGGCGAGCCCGCACCAGCAGAGGCGGACGCGTGAACATAGACAGCCGCGAACTTTTCGCGCCGGTGTATAACCGCGCATTTAATGACATATTCGCAGCAGAGCCGAAACACGAGCGCTGGACGTTTCCGGGCGGGCGCGCGTCGTGTAAATCGTCGTTTATCTCGCTTTGTGTCGTATTGCTAATCGTTATGTTTCCACGCTATAACGCCGTAATCGTGCGCAAGTACGCAAAGACAATGCGACAAAGCGTGTGGGAACAAATCGTATGGGCTATCAAGGCGCTACACTTGCCTATTGCAAACGGAAACAAGGGCGCAGGCTTTAAGATCCCGAAATCGCGAACGGCTGCGCTCCCGATAATCTACCGACGCAGGAACGGCGACGAGCAAAGCATTTTATTTGTCGGACTCGACGACCCGGAAAAAGGGAAATCAATTAAAACCTCGAGCGGATATATTGCGATATTGTGGATTGAGGAAAAAACCGAAGTCGAGCCGGACGACTTGCACAACTTCAAGTTATCAGCATTACGCGGCGGCGACCGCTTTTATATGTTTGAGTCATTCAACCCGCCGAGCGCTACGCGCCATTGGTGTAACGCAGAGCTGCGCGACGACGACCCGCGCCGCATGATTGTACATACAACGTACTTAGACATACCCGAGGAAAAGCGCCTCGCGTGGCTGGGTGAAACATTACTCCACGACATTGAAACTACAAAGCAATTCAACCGCAAGGCTTACGAGAATATATTCCTCGGTAAAGCAACCGGCACCGGCCGCACGGTATTTGAAAACGTGCGCCTCGAGGAAATCACCGACGAGCAAATCGACTCATGGGGCGGCGAAACATGGCAGGGCATAGACTGGGGCTACTTCCCCGATCCTTACGCGTACGGCTCAATGCACTACGACGCGCGAACGCAGACGCTTTATATTTGGGACGAACTCTACTTGTGGAAACACGGCAACGAGGCAGCGTTCGAAAAGACCGCCGAGCACATGAAAGCGCAGGGGCTTAGCATATACGAGGACAGAACGACGGCGGACTCGGCAGAGCCTAAGAGCGTGGCGGACTTCCGCTCATGGGGCGGAAACACACGCGGCGCATACAAGGGGCGCGGCTCACGCGACGCGGGCTACAAGTGGCTGCAAGGGCTCGCCGCTATCGTAATCGACGCCAAACGCGCGCCGCACGCTGCCGACGAGTTTACGCTATACGAGTACGAAATCGACAAGCGCACCGGCGAAATACTAGAGGGCTATCCCGAGGGGCAGCCCGACCACTTTATAGCGCTAACACGCTACGCAAGTGAGCACGAGTGGCGGCACGCTGGCGCGTAAAAATGACTATAACGGCATACGAGGACACAAAATATGTTTGAAAAAATAAGGGGCTTTTTTATGAACATCTTAAAATATTTTCATACGCAGACAGTCGAGGAAATTACCGGCGTAAATACAAATATCACTTCCGAAATGTACCGCCATATTGAACTATGGGCGGACATGGCCGCAGGCTCGGCGCCGTGGAATAAAGACGCGCCCGCGTGTGGAATACTCCCGCAGATTGCGGGGCGCTTAAACTATTTCGTAAAGCGTGAAATCGGGCTCGACGTAAAAAACGAAACGCTCGAAAAGCCATTAAAGCACCTTAACAAAAACGTGGGGCGCATTGTAGAAAATATCGCACTCCGCGGCGCTGGACTTCTGCGACCTATCTACGCGGCGGGAAAGCTGCAATATGAACTACTTCCGCTCGGCAACTACTTGCCGACTAAATACGACTTCGACGGCACACTCACCGGCGCAATTATTCTCAAACGCATGGACGAGGGCAAGCGCGATTTTATTCTCGCAGAAACTCACGACTTCGACGGCAAAAACCACGCCGTAACAGTAAAACTCTACGAGGACAAAAACGGAACGCTCCGGGAAACCTCGCTTACATCATGCAGCGCAACCGCAGACTTAACGCCGTTTTACGTGTGGGAAGATTGCGGCCGCCCTATGATTGTGGAGTTTAGGAGCAGCGTTACAAATAACATTGACGGCTCAAACACTCCCGTTGCGCTTATCGACGCGGCTATCGAGATTATCGAGAAAGCCGACGAGCAATTCGCGCGCATGGATTGGGAGCAAGAGGCAGGCGAAAAGCGCGTATTTGCCGACCGCGATATGTTCGCAGACCGCAAGAAAAAAGACCGCGACGGAAACACGCTTATCGAGAAAACAATCAGTACAAAGACATTAAATAAACTCGTTGTAAAGATTGACGGCTCGGGCGTGGATAATAACGACAAGATACACGAATACTCGCCGGAGCTGCGCACCGAGGCGCAGGAAAAATACTTACAAACTATTTTCAAGCGCATAGAGCAGACTATCAACCTCGGCAAGGGAACTATAAGCGACGCCGAGCAAGTGCAGCAGACCGCGACACAGTACAGCGGCGGACGGCAGGAACTCTACGCAATCGTAGACGACATAGAGGACGAAATCGCCAGCAAGTACGCAGACGCCGCCGAGGTATTCGCGTACATGGCACGCGCTTACAAGCTGGCGGGCGCTCCACGCAGCGGCGAGGAAGAACTCTATACAATCAAGTGGAACGACGACCAAACACGAAAAGACATAACCGCGGCTAAACAAATGGCTATGCAGGAAGTAAGCGCGGGCGTGCTCAATAAATGGGAATACCGCCGCGACTTCTACGGCGAGGACGAGGCAACCGCAAAGGCAAACGTACCGCCGGAGCCGGAACTTGCCGCGCCGTTCGGATTGGCTTAAATCTTGCGTATAACGCACGCAAAACGCCCCGGTAGTGAAATTATACCACCGAGGGCAAACGGACGCGCTACGAGCGCGCTATTGAATTCCTAGAGGGGTTTTTATTATGAGCGGAAAAGCAGAAAAACGACTACGACAGAAAATACGCCGCGAGGGCTCGGACTTGTACGACGAAATCAAGCGACAAGTAAACGCGCTCCCGCTGTGCTATCGTTTCAAGTTTGCGCTGCGCATTATCCGGGGGGCGTGGTAATGTTATCGCCCCGCTACCTCGACGGCCTTAGCGACGAAATCGCGGACATATACGCACAGCTCGAGGCCGATATACTCAAAGACATGGCGCGCCGTATTGCGAAACTCGGAAAGATAACCGAGGCGAGCAAGTGGCAGGCGGCTATGCTGGCAGAAACCGGCGCACTTAAAAAAGACGTTGCCCGCATAATCAGAAAATACGACCCGAAAATACAGCGCGAAATTAAAGCGATTTATAACGACGCTATGATTAAAAACGCCCGGGCAAATAACCGCATATTCGAGGACGCGCTCGGCCACGGCGTAAGCGATATTAACGCGCAGGCTATGCTCGCGGGCATACAGAAAACACACTCCGACCTATCGCGCCTCACACTTACAACCGCATACACAACCGAGCAGCAATTCGTACAGCAGGCAAACGCCGCATATATGCAAGTAACAAGCGGCGCGTTTGATTATGACAAGGCCATGAAAAGCGCTTGCGACACGCTCGCCGAGCAGGGCGTAACGTCGGTTTATTACCGCAACGGCCGCCCGGTACATTTGAGCATAGAGGCCGCCGTCCGCATGAACGTATTAACCGGCGTAAACCAAACCGCCAGCGCGGCAACTATGGACGATTGCAACGCGCTGGGCTGCGACCTCGTGGAAACGTCCGCACACATAGGCGCGCGCACGAGCCATGAGGCATGGCAGGGGAAAATATTCTCGCTATCGGGATCAAGTAACAAATACCCGCCGTTTTCAGTTTGCGGGCTCGGCACAATCGACGGCATTTGCGGGATAAATTGCAGACATTCATATTATCCGTATTTCGAGGGGCTCGAGAAACATTACACAACGGACGACCTCGACGAAATGGCAAAGCAGACCGTAACGTTTGACGGTAAGGAAATGACACGCTACGACGCAGAGGAAAAGCTGCGCTATATGGAGCGCAACGTCCGCAAGTACAAGCGGCGCGCAATCGTGCAAGAGGCCGGCGGCGTAGACAACACCGCAGCACGCGCGAAAATTGGCGAGTGGCAGCAGAGGGCGCGCGACTTCACAAAGCAGACCGGCATAGCACGCGACACGGCGCGGGAGTTTGTCGGAACGATAGACGGCAAGCAGCCGCGGGCGCTCAACCCGTCGGCCGTAGACCTCGAGAAAAATAGCAAACTCGCGCACGAAATAAAACGGCTCGACAATTCACGCAATAAGAAAATAGTGGGCGTTACTCCGGGCGCGGCTATGGACTTCGACAAGGCCGACCACTTGCGGCCAAATCCGAACTTTAACAAGGGCGGCGGCTATCGCACAAATTGTCAAAGCTGCGTAGTTACTTACGAAATGCGCCGCAGAGGCTACAACGTGCAGACGCTCCCGAATAATGCGGGCTCAATGCTTAAAGTGTTATCGCACGATACGTCGCTCGCGTGGGTAGATAGAACGACGGGCAAGCCGCCGGCATACATTATCCCGGGGCAGCCGACTATAAAAAAGACTTTCGCATATTTGCAAAACGAGTTAAAATCTAACAACCGCTACACGATAGAGTTTGCATGGAAAGGCAGCGGCGCGCACATAGTACACATCTACAAGCGCGGCGACTTGCTCCACATCTACGACCCACAATGCGGCGAGTTATACAAGGGGCTTGACGTGCTGGAATACTTAAAGCGCGTTAGGCCGTCCACCGTGCAATTATTAGACGTTGAGGCGTGCGACGTAAACCTCAACGTATTAAATAAAATTATGGAGCCGACAAAATGACGATAGAGCAATTTGCAGAGGCGCAGGGCTTGCCGATAGTTACGCGCTACACACTCCCGGACAAATCGCACGTTTACCGCTTGCGCGACAGCGAGGGCGACGACGTTGTAGGCTTGCCGGTATTCGCTATCGAAACCGCGGACGGCTGGCGGCTCGCCTCACCTCGCGAAACATTCGCAATTATGGACGCCGTTTACGGCACAAACGAATAACAGAGCGACGCATTTACCAAGAGTAAAAGAGCGTTAGGGGGACGGGCAACAACCGCCGCCCCTTTTTTATTTCCTCGAAAAAATGACTATATCCACATGAGAATAATTAGCGACGAGTTATACGCGCGCCTAGTGAAAATACTAGCGCAGGACGAGAAAGTAGCCGTATTCCAGCAGCTACTACTCTCGCAGAAAGCAGAGCCGACCGACGAGCCGGACAAAATCGAAACAGAAAGCGAGGTTAAATAATGGCATACGCAAGAGTAACACCACGCGCCCGACAAGGTACAACGGGCATTAACGTAGAGGCCGACGTATTAGCAGGCTCGGGCGTTTGGATAAATCCGCCCGACAGAGTAGCGGCCGTTTCCGTAGCCGTACATATTCCCGAGGGCGAAACCGCCAGCTATACCGTTGAGGTTTGCTGCAACCGCCCGGAAACAATCGGCGAGGACGGCACCGGCGGCTATTGGGACGACATTTACGGCGTAGCACAGACCGAAAGCCGCGTAGTAATGATTGCGAACGCCGTAACGGGTATTCGAGTAAATTGTCTTACAGCCGAGAGCAGCATTAACGTTGCTTTCTGCGGATAATGGGGGCGCACTATGGGACGAGTAGACGGCCTTATTATTCCACGCTCATATAATGATTATTTTTCACGCAGCGACCCGCAGGCAATCCGCGAAATAGTAGCGACATACACAGACGACGAACTCGACACTACGAGCGAGTTACCCGTACAAAATAAAGTAATCGCGGAACTTGTACCAAGCGACGCGGCAGCAAATAACAAGCTGGCGACCGCGGCCGACGTATCACCGAAACAGAACAAAACACTCGACACGCCAATACACCTCGAGGGGCAGGACTACACCACAGTTGAGGGCGCACTCGGCGCACTAGCCGGCGCGGGCGGTAATTCGAGCGTAAACCGTTACGCCACAATGGCCGCAGCGCAGGCAGCGCTCGCAATTCCCGAGGGCTCGGCGGGCTATCTCGGCGACAATGCAATAGTAATCGTAGACGAAATAAACCCATATATCGAGGGCGAGGAACGCGCGACACCAGCCGCACAGAGCGAGCCGGAAGAGAGCGAGGAAAGCGAGGAAGAAACACCGGCAGAAGAAGAAAGCGCCGAGGAAGAAGAAACACCAGCCGAGGACGAAAGCGCAGACGAAGAAAACGGGGGCGAAGAATGAAACAATTTATAGTCGATAGACACACCACACCAAACACACCGACACTCGAGCAAGTACCAACCGAGAAAATACCAATTTACGAAAACCGCGCCGCCGTAACCGCCGACCTTGCCAATCTTTCCGAAGGGCAAATCGTAGCGACCAAAGACACAGGCGACGAACTAGCCCAGCCCGTAGACGTAGTGGAAGAAGGAAACCTGCACGCAGTAAGTAGTAATGCAGTAGCGGAAAGTATGAAATTTGAAAAAGATGTAGAAGTAGATACAGGAATGACTTGGAATGGAAACAAAATATATAGAAAAGTTATAGACCATAGTTTCCAACCTAATACTAGTTATCAATGGACTGTATCAACAGAGGTTGCAAGCGGAAATTATCAAGCGGTAGATTTAGGTATGTCTTATGTTTATGGTGCTTATGGAACTAGACAACCTTGGTTTACTGTTAATTATGGTATGAATGAATTATATATAGACACAGGTGTTGTTTATTTTAATTCTAAACACGCTACAGGAAGAGTCTCTCTTGTATGTTACTACTGCAAGACAAATAATTAAAGGAGTATAAAAATGTTAGCACAGATAATCACAGAAAACGGACAGAAGAAAGTAATACCATTAACCGCAGACGCAGGGGCAGGAAATCCCGTAGGCACAATTATTCCTATGTACAAAAAGTCTAGCCCTAGCGGATATTTATATTGCGACGGTAGCACTTTTGACGAAACAAAATACCATTTGCTTTACGCATATTTAGGAAGTAACGTACTTCCCGATTATAGGGAGTTTGCTTTAGTAGGTGCAGAGGAAAACACGACAGACGTTTATAACGCAAGCACTAACCCTAACGGCACAATCCACGACCACGATGTATATACAGAGGGACAGTCGAAAGACGACCAATTACAAGACCACGCACATTCAAACGGTTTTAGACCAGAAACGACTTCGGGAGATCGTGCCGACAGTTTAATGTCAGGTAGTAATCAAAATACGCAAGTATCAAATCTAATGATACAAAGTGTATATAATGCCCGCAACGGCACAGTTACCCGTGGTAAGCGTAAAGCCGTATACTTCTACATCAAAGCGACAAGTGGACTTTCAGAAAATGCACAGGACAACGTAGTAGCACAGTTGAATGAACAGAGAAGTTATAGCACAGAAGAACATTTGACGGGAAGAAAGTGGATTGACGGAAAGCCGACGTATGAAAAGACTATTGATTGCGGAGCGTTGCCGAATATTGCGACAAAACAAGTGGCTCATAACATTACAAACATTGATGAAGTAATTGTTATAAAAGGAAATGCAAAAGATACAAGCGGAACACGATTAGCGTTGCCGTTCACATCTGCTTATGATATAAATAATAGTATTCAAGTTACTGTAAGTGATACAAACATTGGTATTTATGCAGGCTCAAATAGAAGTAGTTATAACGGATATATTACTCTCGAATACACCAAAACCAACGACTAAAACAAAAGGGCTTTACAGATTGTAGAGCCTTTTTTTATTTATGAATTACGCAACCCCGTAGAAAAAATGACTATAAACGCGGGGACGGACACAATGAACATTTACACAACAATTTCACTATGTATCGCAATTGCGGGCTTTATCGGCGGCGTAATAGCTGCCCTCGTAAAGCTGGGCGCAAGCGTGGGGCGGCTTATGGAACGATTAGAGAGTAACGAGAAACGCGACAAGGAAGAACGCGACAAAATCGAGGCGAACTTATCGGAACTATACGGACGCATGAACGCCGCAGAATGCGACATACGCTCGCAGGCTACGGCTATACACAATATCGAGGCTACGTGCTCGCGCATTGAAAGCAAACTCGACCGCATAATCGAGGCGCGGGGATAATATGCAGATTATACACGACTTTTTGACAATCAACGAATACAGCAGACCCGGGCGAAAATTAAAGGAAGTGCTCGGCGTCGTTTTACATTGGACGGCTAACCCGTCCGCGAATGCAAAAGAAAACCGCGACTATTTCGAGAATAAAAAAACCGGCTGCGGCGGCTATGCGAGCGCGCATTACATCATAGACCAAAACGGGCTAATAGTGGCGGCCGTACCCGAGTACGAAGTCGCTTACCACACCGGCTCGAGCCAGCGCGACCCGGCAAGCGGCGGGATATACACCGACGAGGCGCGCCGACGATTTGGAAAATACGCGAGCGAAAACAATAGCCCG